ACCGAGGAAGCGACGCGGGCAATCCGGCAACGCGCGGTGGACGGTGACGTGGAGGGCTGCGTGGAGCAGCTGCTACAGCGCATCGACTACGAGATTAAGCGCGGCGCCGGCACGACCGTTCTCAATGCTGGACAGCGCGACCCAATCAAGCCGCGCTACGCCCGCGTGCCGACTGGCGCGGAGACGTGCGAGTTCTGCATCATGCTCGCGTCTCGCGGCTTCGTCTACCACAGCGAGACAAGTGCGGGCATGCTCGACCACTGGCACGCCAACTGCGACTGTCGAATCGTGCCGGGCTTCGGCAAGAAGCCGACCGTCGATGGCTATGACCCCGACTACTGGTATGCGATGTACGAGGACTTGGGCACGCAAGAACGTCAACGTCTTATTCGCGAGCGAAAGAAGCTCGCCGCACAACAGTGATGAACAAGGCCCCGCAAGGGGCTTTTTTCATATCCATTTTCGCGCCGCACGGCGCAACCCGATGCCCGCACGGGCGAAAGGAGGCCACATGGCCGAGAACACGCAGGAGCCGACGCAGACCACCGAGCCGCAGGAGCCGCAGGGCACCGAGACCGACTGGAAGGCAGAGGCCCGCAAGTGGGAGAAGCGAGCCAAGGAGAACTCCGCTGCGGCAGCAGAGCTGGAAAAGCTTCGTGCGGCGTCCATGAGCGACACCGAGAAGCTGGAAGCCCGCGCAGCCAAGGCCGAGGAGGAGCTGGCACAGCTCAAGTCCGAGCGCGAGTTCGAGATTGCCGTTCGCGAGGTCGCGGCAGAGAAGGGCGTGCCCGAGAGCATGCTCCGTCACTGCGCGTCGCGCGAGGACATGGAAGCGCTCGCATCCGAGCTCGCGATGCAGCCCACGAAGGTTGCCCCCACGTCCGCGCAGTCCCGACTCGTGGTCAGCCAACCGAGCAAGAAGAGCAATGCGCAGGCATTCGCTGAAATGCTCGACGGAATCTTCTAACAAGAAAGGGAGTCGACAATGGCCTACTCCACCACCAAGATTAACGTTAACCGCACCACCACCGGCATCGTCCTCACCCCCGAGCAGTCCCAGGAGGTTTGGGCGAACGCTATCAACGAGTCCGCCGTCATGACCCTTGGTCAGCGCATTGACCTCCCCGGCAGCGGTCTGTCCATCGACGTCATCACTGGAGACATCACCGCCGACTGGACGGTCGAGTCCACCGAGAAGCACGTCTCCGCTAACACCTTCAGCGCCAAGACCATGACGCCCTACAAGCTCGCCGCGATCATGATCTTCTCGAACGAGTTCCGCCGCGACAAGGAGGCCCTGTACGCCGAGTGCCTCCGTCGTGCCCCTGCCGCCATCGGCAAGAAGCTCGACCAGACCGTCTTCGGCGGCACCGCTCCCGGCACTGGCTTCGACGTCCTCACCTCCGCCACTGGCTACGCCATGACCTCTGGCACCGCCTATGACCAGCTCGTCACCGCCATGGCCGCTATCGGCACCGCTGGCGGCCGCATGGACAGCATCGTCGTTTCCCCGCAGCTTGAGGCGCTTCTGCTTCAGTCCAAGGACGGCGATTCCCGCCCGCTGTTCCTCCCCAACGTGAACGACGAGAGCGCCATCTCCCGCATCCTCGGCGCTCGCGTGTTCGAGTCCGCCAACGTCTACAGGACTGGCACCCCGAACGTCGCTGGCTTCGTCGGTGACTTCTCCCAGCTCCGCTATGGCATTGTCGAGGGCATCAAGATGGACATCTCCACCGAGGCCACCATCAACGACGGCACCAACCAGATTAACCTCTGGCAGCGCAACAGCTTTGCCGTCCGCATCGAGGCCGAGGTCGGCGTTGTGGTCAAGGACACCGCCGCGTTCGGCAAGCTGACCATCGCCGCTTCCTAAGCCATGCAGATGCTCGTCCACGTCACGGGCATGACCATCGACGTTCCTGACGCAGAGACCGCGCGGCTGTACGAGTCGCGCGGTTTCGCGTCTCCCGTCGTTCCCGATGGCGAACCCAAGACGCCGCGCAAGCGTGCGCCACGCAAGACCAAGACCGACAAGTAGGGAGCCGACAATGGCCTACGCAACCGTCGAAGACCTCGAAGCGGGCTGGCGTCCGCTTACGGAATCAGAGCATGACGTCGCAACCACGCTGCTCGACCGCGCAGCCGTCTACATCGACTCCTTCGTGACGGTGGACTCTAGCGACGAGCACCAGGCGGCTGTGCTCAAAGCCGTCTCCTGCTCGATGGTTCAGCGTGCCATGATCGCGACTGAAAGCGGCGCGTTCGGCGTCACGCAGCAGACCATCTCTGCCGACATCTACTCGCAGACGCAGAGCTTCTCGAATCCGACTGGTGACCTCTACTTCACCAAGGACGAGAAGCGGATGCTTGGCATTGGCGCGAAGAGCTATCTGCTCAACGTCCGACCTGTCATCGGGTGGGATGCCGAATGATTCGCGGCGAGACCGTGAGCGTCAGGTTCCGCACGCTTGGCTCCGAGGATGCCTACGGCAACGAGTCGGTGGGCTACTCCGCACCGATGCAGGTCGATGACGTGCTTATCGGTCGCGGCTCGACGGTCGATGTGGTTCGTGACGGCCAGCCGTTCGCCATTCAGTGCGACAAGTCGTTCTGCTTCCCGCGCGGGTGGACGCAAGACCTGCGCGGGGCGCTTGTCGACTGGGACGGCAAGACCTACGAGGTTGTGGGCTCGCCGTCACGCATCACCGACGAGAATATCCCGCCGCTGTCCCGCTGGAACATCAAGGCAGAGGCGGTGCGTCGCGATGGCTAAGAGCTGGCACATCAAGGGCAAGATGCAGGGCGTTCGCGCCGCTGCACTCAAGAGCGACGGCGTGGCGCAGGCGTGCCTGAAGAGCGCCCAGAAAATCGCATCCACCGCGTCATCCATCGACGGCTGCGACTACGGATGCCGCATGGGAACGCGCGGCAAGCGCCGCGTCTATGCGTTCGTCTACCCGGCAGACCTGCATGCGGTGCGCTCCAACGCCAAGTACGACACGCTTCAGCGGTCGCTCTAAGGAGGTCGCATGAACGACGTAACTCCCGAGATTGTGACGCTGCTTGCCGACGAGCTTGGCGTGCGCGTGTCCACCGTCCGCCCGTCATCGCCGCCCGAGGAGTTCGTGATGGTCTACCGCTCTGGCGGTAGCTCCACCCGCTTCGTGGACAACCCGCGCTACCTCGTGCATGCGTGGGCTGGCAGCGACATCGACGCCGCGCGCCTCATCCAATCAGCGTCGGACGTGATGCTCAGTCTGCCCGACGTGATACCCAACGTCGCTCACGCGACGCAAGACACCATGTACCGCAACGACATCGACGGCGCTCACAGGTGGAGCGCCGCTTTTGTCCTTGTGGTCAACCGTTAAGGAGATGCCACATGGCAACTACCCCCAACAGCACCGCTAACGTCAGCGTTGGCAAGGGCGTCGCGGGCGGATACTTCTTCACCGCGCCCGAGGGCACGACCCTGCCGACCGACTACTCCACCGCGCTCGATGATGCTTTCGTCAACTGCGGCTACCTCACCGACGAGGGTGCCGTCTTCTCCGTTGACTCCAGCTCCACCAACTTCCTCGACCTCAACGGCGACACCATCGCGACCGCGGCTGGATCGCGCACGCGCACCGTCAACGTGGTCTTCGCGGAGACCAACGTGAACAGCCTGAAGGAGGTCTACGGCCAGTCCAACGTCACCGCCACCACCACGGCCATCACTGTCAACCACAACGGAACCGAGATGGGACGCCGCTCGCTGGTCTTCGAGCTGGTTCTTCGTGACGGACGCCGCTGGCGTCGCGTCATCCCCTCAGCCCAGGTGACCGAGTGGGATGACATGACCGTGCTCTACTCCGAGCTGGTCAACTATCCCGTGACCTACACCATGTACAAGGACTCCACTGGAAACGACATGTACGACTACATCCAGCTCAGCGCCTAGCAGCAGAGAGGTGACGCATCATGGCTACCATCAAGGTTGATGACCTCGAATTCGAGTACGACGAGACGCAGCTCCGCAGCTATCGCGTGCTCAAGCGCATCATGTCCTACCAGCGCGACCCCGCTGGGTTCTTCGACGCGATGGAGGCAATCTTCAACGGGCGTGCGGAGGAGTACGCCGATATGCTCGGCGGCTCGCTCGAAGACATGTCCCGACTCGTCTCCGCAGTCATGGAGACGGCATCGAACGGGCCAGCAAAAAACTAATCCGGCTCGTGCTCGCCGAGGACGAATGTCCCGACGAGCTGCGAGCGGACATGCAGCAGTACTACGGGCTGAACATCGACGGCATGGGCGTGGACTACTCATACGCCCATGCCGCCGCTCTTGTATCGCAGCTCCCGAGCAATTCGCGCGTCTGCAAGTTCATCAACCCCGACGCGGAATGGACTGAAGAGACGGCGCTGCTCGCATCGATTGACTACTCGCTGCGCTGGCTCATGTGGTCGAAGACGAAGGACGCACAGCACGACCGCAACCACCCAGAGCTGGTCAAGACGCCATCAGAGCGCAAGGCGGCTCGCGAGCGCGGCATGCACGTAGACCTAGACCTCGTGCGCGCCGTACTTGGTGAAGGGAAGTGATTAGATGCCTTCCGGCACGGAAGTTGCGAGCGGGTACGTAAGCGTCTCGCCAAATGCGGACGGGTTTACGAAAACCCTGCGCTCGCAGCTAAGCGGCAGCGGAATAGAGTCCGTTGGCGGCTCAGTTGGCAAGTCCATCGGCAATGGCCTGATGGGTTCAGTCGCGAAAATCGCGAAGATCGTGGCTGGCGCACTTGCGACCAAGGCGGTGCTGGACTTTGGCCGCGCGGCGGGGGACTCGTATGCTGACTTCGAACAGCTTGCTGGCGGCGTCGAGACGTTGTTCGGTGACGCCGCGCCGACCGTCATGGCCAACGCGCAGGCAGCGTTCGAGAGCGCTGGACTCTCCGCGAACGACTACATGGAGACGGTGACCAGCTTCTCCGCGTCACTGCTCCAATCGCTCGGACAGGACACCGTCGAAGCCGCCCGATACGCGGACATGGCCATCACCGACATGTCCGACAACGCGAACAAGATGGGCACCGACATGGCGTCCATCCAGAATGCGTATCAAGGCTTTGCCAAGCAGAACTACACCATGCTGGACAACTTGAAGCTCGGCTATGGTGGTACGCGCTCCGAGATGGAGCGCCTGCTTGCCGACGCTGAGGCCATTAGCGGCGTGCATTACGACATCTCAAACTACGCCGACGTTGTCGAAGCAATCCACGTCATCCAGACCGAGATGGGCATCACCGGCACGACGGCAGCGGAGGCGGCATCGACCATCTCCGGCTCGTGGGGCATGCTCTCTGCATCGTGGAACAACCTGCTCACGTCTATCGCTGGCGGCGGCGATGAGCTGGACGTCGCGATTCAGAACGTCTTCGACTCGCTTGGCACGTACCTGGGCAACCTCGTGCCGCGCATCGTGGAGGTCGCGCGAAACATCTTCGCGGCAATCCCCATTGCGGCAGAAAAGGCGCTCGAAGCGCTGCCAACGGTCATCACAGAAATCGTGCGTTCGGCGTTCGGTGGCGCAGCCGCCGACTCCGTTGGCGAATTCCTAACGACGCTGCAAGAAAAGCTCTCGGCAGTGCAGGAGTTCTTCGCGCCACTCGCCGACGCCGCGAGCGAAGCGCTCGGCTCGATTGCCGATTTGGGCGGTGACGTCGTGACGGCTCTCGCTCCGCTCGGTGACTTCGTGACGGGCAACGGGCCCGCGTTCGCCGGCATGATGGAGCGCATCCAGCAGCACCTTGCCGACCTCGCCCCCGTGGTGGACACGCTCTCCGCGACGTGGGACGTGCTGAAGGAGACCTTCACGACCTTTGTGTCGGTCGTGGCTCCCATCATCGCAGAGTTCATCGGGCAGCTCGTCTCCGGCTTCGTCGGGCTGCTGCCCATTTTCGCGTCGTTCGTTGATGCCGTGATGACCATCGTCAATGACGTGCTCGCGATCATCACCGCGTTCATCTCCGACGCGCAGAACGGCTTCGAGGGGCTGCGCTCCATGCTCTCCACCATCTGGGAGAACATCAAGACCGCAGCCATCACAGCGTGGGAGGGCGTCAAGACCGCCATCATCAATGTTTGGAACGCCATCAAGACGGGCGTCTCGACAGCCGTCAACAACGTGAAGACCACCGTCTCCAACGTCTTCAATTCCATCAAGTCGACGGTTTCCACCGTGTGGAACGGCATCAAAAGCGCCATCACGACGCCAATCAACGCGGCACGCGATGCCGTCAAGAACGCGATTGACCGCATCAAGGGATTCTTTAGTTTCAAAATCTCGTGGCCGCACATCCCGCTACCGCACTTCTCGGTGTCGGGCAGCGCAAACCCGCTCGACTGGCTCACTGGCGGTCTGCCCAAATTCAGCATCAGCTGGTACGCAAAGGGCGGCATCGCAGAGGGCCCGACGCTCTACGCTGCGGGCATCGGCGAGGCTGGCCCCGAGGCCATCGTGCCGCTGCGTGGCTCCAAGATGCGTCCGTTCGCGCTCGCGGTTGCCGACGAAATGGGCGGCGCTGGCACAGTGAACAACTACTACATCGACGGCAACCTCGCCGCGTCCGACGCACGTCTCGCTGCGGCGCTTGACGTGGTGGCAGAGCGCGTCGGCGGGCGTCGCAGGATGGGGAGCGTGAGGTAGCCAATGGCAACGGCAACGGGCAACCAGGTACACCACTGGGTGGCATACGTCGATGCATCCGTGACCTCCGAGACAACCACCACGGCCACGATCACGTGCAAGGTCTACTGGCACGCGCTGAGCTGGTA